ATCCGTTCAAGCTTGTTCCTGTATCTGAAATTTCTGAGATCGCAGACAAGTTCACTAGAAACGAGATTATGGCATCCAACGAGATCCGGCAGGTTATCGGCATGAAGCCGTCGGACGATCCGAAAGCCGATGAATTGCGCAATAAGAACCTGAGCGAATCGGCCGCGGATAAGGAAAGTCCTGCGGATGCCACACCTGAAGAAACAGTAGAAGAAAACAACCAGACATAGAAGGAGGAAAATTCAAAATGAAGAAATTCGACTTTAGTGGCTGGGCTACCCGGAATAACCTGAAATGCTCTGATGGGAGAACCATCCTGAAGGATGCATTCAAGGATAACGATGGGCAGACGGTTCCACTCGTATGGAACCACCAGCACAATGGACCGTTTAATGTTCTCGGACATGCATTGTTGGAGAACCGTGCAGACGGCGTATATGCATACTGCACATTCAACGATACCGAGCAGGGTAGGAACGCAAAGCTTCTGGTGGAACACGGAGATGTTTCAGCGTTATCCATCTTTGCGAATCAGCTTCGTGAGCGTGCGTCCAATGTACTCCACGGTGCTATTCGGGAAGTCAGCCTCGTACTGGCGGGAGCAAATCCTGGGGCGTTCATCGATACGGTAGCGCTTTCTCATGGTGACGATGCGGATGGTGAGGCGATTATCTACACCGGAGAACCGATCAGCCTCTATCATTCCGACACCAAGAAAGAGGACGAAGACGGTGGCAGTGATAATCCGGATGATAAAGATAAAAATCCGAATAAGAAGGATGGCGAAGATGATGAGACCATCGAGGACGTCATCAAAACTTTCAACAAAAAACAGAAAGATGTTTTCTATGCTGTTGTTGGGGAGATTATGTCCCAGAAGGATGTCCCCGATGACAAGAAAAAAGAGGAAGAGAAAAAAGGAGGTAATGAGACCATGAAACATAACGTATTCGATCAGAAGCAGGCGAGAACGGATATCCTGAGCCATGCCGATGGGGAAGCGATTATTTCCCTGGCAAAGAACAACCAGGTGGGGAGCCTGCAGACTGCACTCCAGATCTATGCCGACGAGAATAACCTCACGCTTCAGCATGATGCTACAAGCAGCGGGTTTGTACAGACCGGTGACGGAAATGTCACCCTGTTGTTCCCCGAGTACAAGGATGTGAGACCCGGCGCTCCGGAGCTGATTACCAGTGACCAGGGGTGGATTTCCGTTGTCATGAGGAAAGTGCACAAGAGCCCCATTTCCAGAATCAGGACTGGGCAGGTGGACATCCGCAATATTGATGCCCTGAGGGCAAAGGGATACGAGAAAGGCAAGGAGAAGAAGCTGACCGGAAACTTCAAGCTGGTCAGAAGAACCACCGACCCCCAGACGGTGTATGTAAAGAACGCCCTGCATAGAGATGACATCGTGGATATCACGGATCTCGACTATGTGCAGTACCTGTACAACATCGACAGGATGATGCTGAACGAAGAACTGGCCACGGCAATCATGCTGGGAGACGGCCGCGATGAGGGCGATGCGGATAAGATTTCGCCGGAGCACATCAGACCTATCTGGCTCGATGACGATCTGTATACTCTGCACGTGGATCTGGACGTGGAAGCAGCGAAGAAAGAGCTTCAGGGGACGAACACCGGGGTAAGTTTCGGACTCAACTACATCCTGGCCGAGGCACTCATCAATACCGTCCTGTATGCAAGAGAAAAGTACAAGGGCACCGGCACCCCCGATTTCTTCTGCACGCCCCATATGCTGAATGTCATGCTGCTGGCAAGAGATATGAACGGAAGACGGATTTATTCGTCTAAGGCGGAGCTGGCCTCTTCCTTGAATGTGGGAGAGATTGTGACGGCAGAACAGTTCGAGGGAAAGACCCGGACCACGTCCGAAAACAAGACGAAGAAATTGCTGGGTATCATCGCGAATCTGGCAGACTATTCCCTGGGTGCGACTAAGGGTGGCGAAGTAACTCACTTCACCCAGTTCGACATTGATTTTAACCAGGAGAAGTCCCTGCTGGAGACCAGATGCTCCGGCGCACTGACCAGGGTGTATTCTGCCATCGCCATTGAGGAGCCGGTAGAGGAGCTGGGATAAAGATCGGAGGAGAAATTCAAAATGGCAAAGTTTTATGGAAAAATCGGCTACGCTGAGACGGTGGAAACGAAGCCGGGCGTATGGAGACCGAAGATAATCGAAAAACCCTATTTCGGGGATTTGATTCGGAATTCACGTCAGTATGAATCTGCCGGGCAGGTGAATGACAATCTTAATATCGCCAACGAAATCAGCATCGTAGCCGATCCATATGCCAGGCAGAATTTCCACTCCATGCGATATATTGAATTTATGGGGACGAAATGGAAGATCACAAGAGTGGAAGTCCAGTACCCCAGGCTGATACTGACGATAGGGGGTGTGTATAACGATGGCAAAACCGAGGGAAACACTACAGACTCTGCTTGAGGGGCTTCTTGGTAGTCGCAACGTATATTACCAGCCCCCCGAATCAGTCAAACTCAGCTATCCGTGCATTGTTTATGAACGGAGCGGCATCCATACCGATTCGGCGAACAACAAAACATATCGGAAATACAATCGATATACGGTAACATACATTGACGAAGACCCGGATTCGGAGATTCCCGATAAGCTGCTGGAATTGGAATATTGTGGGTTTGATACCCACTTCACGGCAGATAATCTCAATCACGATGTCTTCACACTATATTTTTAAGGAGGTAGAAATTCATGAGAAAAATTAAATGGGACGAAGTCGGCAAGCGTCTCTATGAAACTGGCGTGGATCATGGCGTTCTTTACCCTGCCGTAAAGGCATCTTATCCGAAAGGCGTAGCCTGGGACGGTCTGATTAACGTAAACGAGAGCCCTTCCGGGGCAGAGTCGACACCGCAGTATGCGGATAACATTGAATACCTGAATCTGGTTTCCGCTGAGAAGTTTGCGGCGACCATCGAGGCATACTTCTCTCCCGTGGAATTCGATGAATGCGACGGTTCAGCGGAAGTGGCCCCCGGAGTAAATATCGGTCAGCAGACAAGAAAGATGTTTGGATTATCTTATCGGACTCTGATTGGCAACGATGTGGATGACACGGACTACGGTTATAAGATCCATCTGGTGTACAACGGGAAAGCGGCACCGTCGGAGAGAGCCCGCAATACCGTGAATGAGAGCCCGGAGGCTGTTCAGCTCAGCTGGTCAGTGTCCACCACACCGGTAGTGATTAACATGATCAATCCGAAGACTGGAAAGGTCTACAAACCGACAGCACATTTACAGATTGATTCCACAAGGGTCGATCCGGAGAAGCTGGTGGCATTTGAGGAAATCCTTTATGGAAAGGACGGCGAATTTTCTGTAACTACCGATACCGATTTCAGCTCTGGAAAGAAATATTATGAGCTGGTGGACGGCGAGTATGCAGAAACTTCCGATACAGCTTTTGACAGTGCCAAAACCTACTATGAGGCGACAGCAGAACCTGTCGAAGCACGGCTGCCTCTGCCGGACGAGGTAATTCGGTTCTTCAATGAGGCAGGTTAAGATCGTAACAGCAAACTGAATAACGAAACATGTATAACGGGGCTGCTCTCAGACAGATAAAGCGCGGCTCCGTTCTTTTTATGTGCAAAAAATGAAAGGAGAAATAAATTATGTTAAAGAAAACCCAGACATATGTTGACTTTGACGGTCAGCAGAGAACAGAGGACTTTTACTTCAATCTGACGGAGGCCGAATTGACAGAACTGGAGTATTCCATGAATGGCGGATTATCGCAACTGCTGGAGAAGATCATCAAAGAAGATAATCAGGAGCAGATTATCAAGTATTTCAAGAAGCTTGTGATCATGGCCTATGGTGTAAAGAGCCTGGACGGCAGGCAGTTTGTCAAGAATGACAAGATCCGTGAGGAATTTGCCTCTACAGTTGCTTACTCTGACATTTTCATGGAGCTGGCACATGATGCAAACAAGGCGGCCGAGTTCGTCAACGGTATTATGCCCAAGACAAAGGCCAAGAATGGACAGAATATTACCGCTCTTCCCGGCCAGGCGCCCATCGCAGGGGTCACTCCTCCTACCGCTTAAGCCTATGAAGGAGGGAGATTGGAGAAATGCTTAAAATCACGATACCCGGTCAGGAATTGTGGGATGAGGGGAAAGAGGAATTCGTCAATACCAAAGGAACAACTCTGCAGCTTGAGCATTCTCTGGTCTCTCTTTCAAAATGGGAATCTAAATGGCATAAGCCGTTTCTTGGCAAAGGGGATAAAACGGTGGAGGAAACGGTGGACTATATACGCTGTATGACATTGACGCAGAATGTTGACCCATCGGTTTATGGTTTTATTACCAATGAAATAATTGGTCAGGTTTCTGATTACATTGATGATTCGATGACGGCGACTTGGTTCTCGAAAGAGGAGAAGGGAAACACCAGTCAGGAAGCGGTCACAGCGGAGTTGATTTATTACTGGATGGTTGCGCTTAATATTCCGTTTGAGTGCCAGAAATGGCATCTGAACAGGCTCCTAACGCTGATAAGAGTTTGCAACGTGAAGAATGCGCCTCCGGAGAAACTTTCCCAGAAAGAGATTACCAAGAGGACTGCGGCGATAAATGCTGCCAGAAGAAAAGCACATAAATCAAAAGGGAGGAAATAGGTTATGAAATTGGTGGAATCTATTTTAAGTCGGAACCCCTGCTATACGGCAGGAAAGAAAATCAAAGTAACCGGCCTGATGCTTCACTCCGTAGGCTGTCCACAGCCAAAAGC